TTCATAAAGTAATCAACAACAGCTTCTTGGAATGGAGTGACCCAGTCACGGTTGCCTAGTTTTTCATTACGTGGTCCAGCTGCAAGTCCACGGTTCTGGGATTCAACTGCAGCTTCACGCAGACCAGCATATGCTGCGTCTTGTTCTTCTTTACTGAAGTAGTTCTTGCGGAACTTGAAGATAATCTTCTTCTCATCAGTACCTTTATCGCAAGTTTCACATTCAGAAGTACATGCTGTCTGAGTACCTAGATCGCAGTCTGGTGGCGCATAAACATCACAATCTTCTTCAACTAGAATATCATAATGTTGCTCATCAACGAACTGACCAAGTAAGTGTTTACAGTCGTATTTTTGTTTTGCTACAATAACGTTTACCATATAATCCTCTTAAAATTTAAACCCTTTGAAATCCTCTGACTTTTGCATACGACTACCGAAATCACTCTTATCAAATAGAGGTTTATCATCCCTATCATGACCAGAGTCAGCAAGTCCAACTTGAGCAGACGCTTCAACATCATACAGTTTCATTTTACTGCGGTCAATACCTACAACAAAACGTTTATAGAAGTTAGGATCGTTATAACGATTCTTCAACTGCTTCACGATAATCTGATTCAAGTTTTCAAGTTCTTCGCTTGACACCAACGCAAACATAAAGTCGGCTGTGGCTGGCAAACCAAACGATTCAGAAGTATCTTCAAGCCCTGGATCGCTATTAGCAAAACCTGAGCGAGTGGTTTGAGTTGCTGATACGATTGGTACATTATATTCAACAGCCAGACCACGAAGTTCTTCTGCAATGGCTTTAACAAAAGTATATGAGTTTACATTTGCGCCAGCTTTCATCCTTTGCGAGGAACAAATATTTAGATAATCTATAAACACGATATCTGGAACAAACTCACGCTTTAATCTTAGTTCTTCAAGCAATGCACGGAAGTGACCAGCATGAGCAGAGGCAGTAGGATATTCCTTAACAATAAGTTTACCTTGTGTTTTCTTTTTCAGCTTTTCAATACGTGATTCAAAGATATCTTTATCAACAACCTTCAACTCATCCATGGACAAGTTCAAAAGGTTTGCGTCAATACGTTCGGCGATACGTTCTTCAGCCATTTCCATGGTAATGTAAAGAACATTGTTACCTTGATTCAAACAGGCTGCACCAACATGACACATAAACAATGATTTACCAACACCAGTGCCAGCCAAAGCAATGTTCAGTGTTTTACGACTCAATCCACCTTTGGTAATTTTGTTAAACATATCAAGGTCGAAAGGAATCTTCTCCTCGACACGGTGATAGAATTCAAATCGATCTTCGAAGTCTTCGAGGTAATCATGACCGATATGATTATCAAAACAAACAGCAAGGGCATCAGAAAGAATAGAAGGTATAGCATCTTGTGTATGTTGAGGATCTTTACCCTCAAATATTTTAATTGAACCCATAATCGCCAGATAGACTGCGCGATCTTTACAAAACTTTTCAGTTGACTCAAGTAACCAATCTTGATTGGTGTCAGATTGAACTAGAGTTTTAATATACTCACCGCAATCACCCACTTCTTTGTCAGTGATACCTTTAGCATTACTAACTTCAATCGCTAGGATTTCTGGAGTTAATGTTTTGTTGTACTTATTGAAAAAATCAATTATCTGTTTAATGATAATTGATTCTTTACGGTCTCCAAAATATTCGCTCTTTAAAAATGGGATAACTTTGCGGCAATAATTTTCATCATGAATTAGATTAGTCAGAATTTGTTGTTCGATTCTCATCAGTTCCGCCAGTATATACTACATTATTCTTTAATAAATTTTCTTCAAGGAGTTCAACTAGAATGTCTCCAATATAATCCCTAAACTTATCACGCTCAAGGATACCAACAGGATTCTCTTGAATATCATATTCAAATTGAACCCTGAGGAGTTCATCTTCTTCAACTAACCGAACTCTTCCATAGGTATAAATTATACCTGAGTATGGATTGCAAGTCAACTTTATTAGTTGGTTGCCGTTGTAATCTTCATCCAAGAGTTCGTAGTTTTTGATCATTCTTCGTGATCCATCTCAGCAAGTTCTTTGTCAATTGATTCATTGGTGATCATATCGACTTGACCAATTGAATATTTGTTTTTGACAAAATCATAGAAAGATTTCTGTTGTAAGATTGGCAACCAAAATTCTTTCGTATCAGTTTCTTTGATACGATACTTCTTCTCATCACCTACAATCTGATACCAACCGTTGGATGGCTTAGTAACATGCCCTGACTCGAGCGCAAGATCAAGTAGACCGCTCCACTTGCTAATACCACCATCAAAAGATACGCTAACAGGTATTTTAGATTTTTCTTTGACATATCGACTTTTCTCTACGTTGATAATGAAGTTATAACCAACAACTTCAGTACCGTCTTTCTCTTGTTGACGACCCAAGATAAAGATGTTATCCGCAGAATAGTATGAACCTGTACCACCACCAACGATGTCTTTAGGGAACAAACCAATTTCTTTGTAGGTGTGGTTAACAACTACACATGGGATATCTTTAAGGGTCAAGTGTGGGGTTACCATACGGAACAATGACTTCATTTGTTTCGCACGGGACATATCTGCAACGGACTTTTGATCAAGTGCGTCTTCAACTTCTTTCTTAGAAGCCAAGTTACCAATCGAGTCAATTACGATAATTACTCGCTCACCTCGCTCGATGTTTTGAAGTTGCTGCATGATGTCGAACTTGAGTTGTTCAACATCTGTAACAGGAGTATGGAGCACCCTGTCAGTATCGATACCGAAAGCATCAAAATAACTTTGAGGAGTACCGAACTCAGAGTCATAGAATAAAACGACACCGTCTTCATATTTGTCCAAGTATGCTTTAGCCATTAACAAGCTGAAAGCTGTTTTAAAATGTTTTGATGGACCAGCCCACATTGTAAGACCAGGTGTTAATCCACCATCCAACCTTCCAGACAACGCAACGTTGATTACTGGAATTGTGGTAGGAATCATATCCTTCTTCGTAAAGAACTTAGAATTAGCAAGGATAGAAGTATCCTTAATTGTTGAGTTCTTCTTTAGTTTCTCTAACATGCTCATAATAAACTCCTTAAATTATCTACCACGTAAAAATTGTTCAAAGTCACGCTCGCTTAAAAAACCAACATGTCTGCGGACTTCAACGTTATCATCTGACATAATTACCAATGTTGGTACACCTCTAACGTTCAACGCTTTCGCAGAATTCATATCTTGATCGATGTCAATATTAGAATATGTCCAGTCTTCTGGGATTTGATCTTTTTTGGCTTCAACAACTTTCTCTAGCATTTTACATGGTTCGCACCAAGTTGCGTAAAATTTAATTAGTTTCATATATTTTCCTTTGTGTTAAGTAGTCATATTTATCCGAAGAAGTCTTCAAGCGAGGATACTTCCTCAGCTTTCCAATTCAACGGTTCGATAATAGTTTTTAATGGTTCTACAAATGTCTTGTCAAATTGTGTGTCGTAGTCAATGAACGATTCTAGATTGAACTCCTTTGGAAGTTCTGTAATGAACGCAATGACGTTTTCGTGATATGGGTTTGGTGTTCGAAGATAAACAAATTTAATCTTGTCACCTTCCCTAATAAGTTGGTACTTCTTGTCAATACCTAATTTCTTCACATAATGATTATATAGAAGAGCAGCACGAACGTGGATCGGTGTACCTTTCTGATAGATCGGTGAACCAGCATACTGCTTCAATCCAGAAACACCACGTGGAAATGCAATAGCTTCTACAGGAAACTTTTGGAAGTCATCCCTATAACCAGAAATATACTTCTGCATAACCTTCTCATCACCCTCAAGAATAACCCTTACGGACTTCTTGAGTTCTTCGCGAATAACTGATGGAGTCGAAGAACGAACCATAGCCAAACCAAGAACCTTTAGTTTTGGAGTTGCGTATTGAACACCTTCAGAGTTATGCACGTTAAGAACATAGTTCTTCTTAGCAATCCAAATACCTTTGTCAGCCAACACTTCACGCTTCATAATCATCTTCTGACTATAAGCATTCATATACTCTGCCAACTTTTGATAAGTGTTATCAATGAACGGTTGGAAGATATCTTCACAAACCTTATCCATGTACTTAATCTTACCAGCTTCATCTTTATCAGCAGCAAAGTGTTCAACCAACTCTTCCATTGTTAGATAGATTGAATCAGTATCAATTGCGATAACAAAGTCTTTACCTTCGGTCTTCAAGATCTTGTTCATGAAACGATTAAACTCATTAGCCATCCATTGAATAGACAACTGACCAGAAGTTGTAATACCCTCAGCCATACGAATATCGAAATAGCGGAAGTATGCATTACCCATAGCACCATAAGCTGAGTTCAAAGCAATCTTCATAGCCATCTGTAGGTTATTTAGACGACTGATTTCTTTTCGAAGTTCATTGTTACCTTTGTCATGTTCATATAGTTGTTGAACTTTCAACATCTGCTTCTTGAACTTGGAACGATTACCATACATCTGTTCCATCAACTCAGGCATGAACCCCTTGACATCTCGGCGATAGCACCAACCATTAGCAGTCATAGAAAGGTCACGTTGTTTCAAATAAGTGGTATCAACTTCTTGAGCAAGTAACTTATCAACCGTGCATGAAATCTTTTCGTGTGTGAGTGTTTCTGGTGAAATGTTATACTGCATAATCAAATGAGGATACAATGAGTTCAAGTCAAACGAGGCAACCCACTTGTGTTGGCCAACTTGAACATCTTTAACGAACGCACCCTCAAACTGTTCGGTCTTTGAACCGCCAGTCTTCATTGGAATAACAATACCTTTCTTACGCAGGTGATTGTAAATGATAGCATCCCACATACGAACCTGCGAGTAAACATCTTCGTAATTAATCTTCGCTTGATAAGCCATAGTAAGATGCAATTCGATTAGACGCATCTTATCTTCCAGCTTGTCAACCAACTCTACGTCATGAATGTTATACTCAACAAACTGTTGCCAGTGGTAAGTATAAAACTCACGGAAAGTATCTCCAGGATTCTCTTTCTTCTTATCACCTAGTTCCTGC